GTTATTCCCAGTATATTAAAATGAAAAATGAAAAGCAAAAACAAAAGGAAGAAATTGACCAAATAAAAAATGATATTAATGAAATCAAATTGCTATTAAGGGAGTTAACCAATGGATCCAAATAAAGTTGAACTTGAAGGGTTATCAAAGAAATTTGAATATCAAAAATTAGCAAATGAATTGGATAAATGCGATTCTATAGATGAAATAAGAAGTGTTGCTAAGTGCTATATAAAATTATACTTTAAACAGCAAGAAGTTCTAGCACTTTTAATGAAAAGGTTTGAATAAGGACTTACATAAATAATTAGAAGAAATAAAATATTCAGATGTCTGCTGTTTATGTTAACAATTTAGTAATTAATACAGGGACAGACTTTGAACAAGTTTTTACCTTGGCTAGCAGTTCGGGCAACAATTCTTTAGATCTTAGTAATTATACTGCGGAAGCTAAATTGTCTAAGCACCCATATAGTGCATCAAAAGTTGGTTTTGCAGTTACTTTTCTTCTTCCTACTGAAGGTATAATTCAAATAAGTTTAACTCAACAACAAACTTCTACATTAAAAGAAGGTAGATACGTATATGATGTTGTATTGGATAATGGTTCTAAAAAAACTAAGGTCGTTGAAGGAATGGTGTTCGTAATAAAGGGAGTAACTTACTAATGCCACGTATACCTGTAAGGATTGGTCAAGAAAATCGAATAAAGGTTATAACCGCATTGAGCGCACCAGACATACCATTTTTAGCAGTTAATGCTACTAATGTTTCTGGCGGTATTGTAACTGCTACAAGATTAGATATTGATGGACCTGCAGAGTTTCTTGGAATAACTACATTTTCAGGAGACCTTTATGCTCAAGGGGACTTTCAAGTTGAGGGCACTTCAAGATTTGTTGGCGATGCAATTTTTTATGGTGGTGTCTTAGGTCTCGGTAATACTGATACTGATAATATCGTATTTACTGGTGAAGTAAATTCTAATATTATTCCAAATTTAGATAATACATATGATCTTGGTTCCTCATCTCAAAGGTGGGAAACCATCAATGTTAGATCTATTAATGCTACTGACCTTAGTCTTGAAAATGTAAATGTCAGTTCAATACAGGTTGAAAATCTTTCATTATCTGGAATTGCAACACTACAAGCAGGAATTGGAAAAACCTATGGTATTGCATATTTTGGTCCAAATGCTGAAGTAGTATCAACTCTAACACCATCCGTTGGTATTCAAACTACTAACTTATTATTAACAACAGACGTAAATAATGTTCCCGTTTGGACTGATAGTATAGATGGAGGATTCTACTGATGGCAAAACCATCATCAAAACAAGAATTGATTGATTACTGTTTAAGGCAACTTGGTGAACCAGTTTTAGAAATTAATATTGCTGAGGAACAACTTGATGACTTAGTTGATGATGCTCTTCAATATTTTCATGAAAGACATTTTGACGGTGTTGAGAAAATGTATTTAAAATATCAAATTACACAGGATGATATTGATAGAGGTAAAGCAAAATCTCCTGATGGTGTTGGTATTGTAACTACAACAGCATCTTCTGCTGGGAATACTTTTAATTTTTATGAGTCTTCAAATTATATTCAAGTGCCAGACTCTGTAATTGGTATAGAAAAAATATTTAAATTTGACACTAGTTCTATTTCTAGTGGCATGTTTAGTATCAAATATCAGTTGTTTTTAAACGACTTGTATTATTTCAATTCAGTAGAATTGCTACAGTATGCAATGGTTAAGTCATATCTTGAGGATATTGATCATCTTTTAACTACCGATAAGCAAGTTCGATTTAATAAAAGACAAAATAGATTATATTTGGATATTGATTGGGGGTCAGAAACACCAGGAAATTGGATAATTTTAGATTGTTATCGTGCTTTAGATCCAAATTCATTTACTAAAGTATACAACGATAGTTTTTTGAAAAGATATCTAACAGCATTAATTAAGAGGCAGTGGGGTCAAAATTTAATTAAATTCCAAGGTGTAAGATTACCAGGTGGAATAGAACTTAATGGTAGACAACTATATGATGATGCCCAAAGAGATTTGGAAGAGATAAAACAAAAAATGTCTCTAGAATATGAATTACCACCTATGGATTTAATAGGTTAATGTCATGCCACTCAATCCATTCTTTTTACATGGTTCATCGACTGAACAAAACTTACTACAAGACTTGATCAATGAGCAGTTGAAAATGTATGGGGTAGATATTATATATCTACCAAGAAAAATTATAAATTCCGATAATATTTTTAAAGAAATAGAATCATCGAAATTTGATGATAATTTTATTATTGAAGCATATATTAATACTTATGAAGGTTATTCTGGTGCTGGCGATTTAATGACAAAATTTGGTGTTTCTTTAAGAGATGAAGTAACACTAACAATATCAAAAGAAAGGTTTGAAGAATTTATAGCTCCAATATTAACCTCAATTTACAATCCAAATTTGATATATAATGACCCAAATGAAATTGAATTGGTATCTAGACCAAGAGAGGGTGACTTAATATATTTCCCACTTGGTCAAAGATTATTTGAAATAAAATTTGTAGAACATGAGAAACCCTTCTATCAGTTGGGCAAAACTTACGTATATGAGTTGCAATGTGAACTCTTTGAATATGAAGATGAGATTATTGGCACTACAGTAGATGAAATTGATGATCTTATTAAAGATGTTACATCAACACTTTACCTTATGGGTTATGATGATGCACAAAGTGCAAGTATAAAAGTCTTTTCCTTATCACCACAGTCGGGTTATGTTCAAAAAATAATATTAAATCAAGATGGTAATGGTTATACAACACCACCAACCGTTTATATTGAACAGTCTCCTGTAGGTCTATCTAGTGCTAATGCTACAGCAGTTGCTATTACAACTTCTGTTGGGGATGCATATTCTATCAAAGAAGTTTTAATTACAAATTCTGGTTTTGGTTATACAACACCACCAATAGTATCTTTTATAGGTGGAGGTGCTGGAGCAGCTGCTACAACATTAATCAATACTTCTGGTCTCATTGGCATAAGTTCTTTAAGTGTACTCAATCCTGGTGTTGGTTATTATACTCCACCATCAGTATCAATATCACCGCAACCAACAGCAATCGGTTCAACAACAGCAGTAATTGTTGCAACGATTTCTGATTCTGCTGCCGGTATATTATCATTCGGAATAAGAGATGCTGGTAGTGGATATCAGGTAGAATATGATGATTTAGGTAGAATAGTGTCACCAACTATTACAGTGCCATATCCAGAAGCAATGTCCAATCAAAATATTGGTGTAGGCACCTTTCAAAATGGAGAAGTTGTTGTTGGTTCAGAATCTGGTTCTAAAGCCAGAGTTCAAAATTGGGATATAAATACTAAACAATTGTTAATATCTACTGTATCTGGAAGTTTTGCTGTAGGTGAAACCATTACTGGTGCCGATTCTGGTGCAAAGTGGACTGTTAAAAAATATGAAGATTTTATAACCGAAGATCCATACGCACAAAATGATGAAATTGAAAACGAAGGTATAGATATACTAGATTTTAGTCAAGATAATCCTTTTGGTAACTATTAATGCTTGGAAATTACTACTATCACGAAGTTATTAGAAAAACCATAATTGGTTTTGGTACACTATTTAATGAAATATACATTAAACACAAAGATGAAGATTCGAACGATCTGAGCACTATTAAAGTTCCTTTAAATTATGGACCAGCCCAGAAGTTTTTAGCAAGGATAACAGAACAAAAAGATCTTAACAGACCATATCAAATTACATTGCCAAGAATGTCGTTTGAACATAATAGTATTTCATATGATTCAACAAGAAAAACAACAGTAACTCAGACCTTTAAAGCAGTAGACGAGAATAATAAAATAAAAAAAGTATTCATGCCCGTTCCATATAATATAGGATTTGAATTGAATATTCTGTCAAAACTAAACGATGACGCACTACAAATTGTTGAGCAAATCCTTCCATATTTTCAACCATCCTTTAATATTACAATAGATCTTGTAAATTCTATTGGTGAAAAAAGAGATATTCCTATTGTTTTAGATAATATTTCTTTCCAAGATGATTATGAAGGTGATTTTTCAACTAGAAGAGTCTTAATTTATACATTAACATTTACAGCAAAAACTTATCTATTCGGATCAATAGCAAACACTACAGATGGTCTGATCAAGAAGGTTCAAGTCGACTACTATGCTGATACTGCTACTAACAGCAGAAGAGAGTTGAGGTACACAGCAACACCAAAAGCACTCAAGGATTATAATAACGACAATACCTCACAATTATCAGAGGATATTACAAAAACAACTACTCTCATTGGTGTAAATGATACAACAGGTTTTGCTGTTGGTAATAGAATTGTTATTAATAATGAGAATATGTACATTAAGGAGATTCCAAATTCAAATCAATTGATTGTTACTAGAGGATATGATAATACCACAATCAGCACTCACGCTAAGAGTTCTCAAATTAATTT